TCGTGCTTAAGCATGTCCTTGTTTTGCAGGCCGCCCTTGTAGGGATGCGCGCAGTAGGTGTTGTTGCTGACGACGCAATGGCCTTTGTGACAGCCATCGCAACAGTTCATCTTGGTCATGCCGGCAAACGGCGACGGCTTTGGCGCAGCCACCACCGCGAGTTTGGGACGGTTCGGCCCGCGCTTGCGGCGTTGCTTGACGGGCGGCGGGGGCAATTCGGTAGCCTGGCTCTGGTCGCTCATGGGTCATATCTCCTGATAACAAATTCGGCAATCATCAAGGCAAGAAACGTAACCGCCAAGACGACCGCGATGGTTTGCGCCAAAGTGTGCATTAAGCCGATATATCATACACGCCAGTAATTTTTCTATTCAGATATCGCATTTCGTTTACCTCATGAACTCCGTTCTTGCGAAAGCGCGCTATCCAATCCTTGTCGGCCATCAACTCAGCCTTTCTCGCCATCGCAGCCTCAACGGTATCAGGTGACGAATTATTACCCTCCACCAGTCTGTCCTCACTGATGCCGGAGCCGATCTTGCGGAACAATTCGGCAATGACATCGACGCCGGCGGCTTTCGCCATGGTGTCGTAGAGTTCCTGGCTGATACCGAGCTTGCGGGCTCCTTCCATGGCCTGCAACTGATTGGCATTGAACTTCGGTCCCCAGGATTCCTTGATCTTGGCAACGCCCTGGTCCCATTTTGCCTTGGCTTCTAGCGCGTCGGTGGCATCGCTTTGCTCAGCGTGCTTGACCATGGCGGATGCGAGCGCCTTGGCGGCGTCCTTCGGGATGTGGTTTTCGAAGGCGGCCTTGCGCAGCGTGTCGGCAAAGGCGTCATCTATTGCCGAGCCGTCAGCCAGCTTGATGTCGGAGAAGTCGTACAGTTTAGGATCGATCGGCTTGCCCAGCCGGTTCCAGACGTTGTTCCAGGCCGGATCGTTGCCGTCCTTGGGCAGCCGGATCAACTGATCGGCGGGCGCGCCCAGGTGGCGTTCGGCGGCGCGGTGCGCCTTGCTGGCTTCGATGGCGGCCTTGACCGGATCGTCGGCCCAGCCCTTGTTCTGCAAATAGCCGATGGTTTCGGCATCGGCCTTACCCTCGTACCAGGGCGCTGTCGGGGTAGTGGGTGGTGTTGCTGTCGTTCCGGTGGCCGTTGTCGCGGTCGTTGCGGCAGCCCCGGTGTCGGCTTCAGGCATCGGTATTTTCTCCTAGGTTGATTGGCCGGCCGGTAGCGACCATGAAAATCTGTTCCGGCGAGAGACTCAAGAAACGCTGTATTTCAAGGAACACCTCGCGGCGGCCCTCAAGGACCAGCGTGCGGTGAATATCGATCGGCGCGCCGCGCTTCTCTATTGCTACGCAGGTTTCCCCGGCGCGGCAGAAATCCGCCATGTAGGTCAGCACCGCCTGTCCAGATGGCGAACCAAATGCCATGCGGAAGTTGCGGCAATGGGCCTCGATCGACTCGACTGCGGCCTGGTCGGACATTTACGGCCCCGGACCTTGCTGCGGTTGCTGCTGCGGCTGGCCTTGCGGTGCGCCGCCCTGTTGTCCCATGCCGGCCTTGGCCTGCACGGCTTGGGCTTTCATCATAGCCGCCTGGCTGGGCATCGCCTGTATTTGTTGCTGTATTTGCTGCGCCTTGGCGCGGTTCTGCGCCTTCTGCGCCATGGCCCGCTTGTCGGCCATCCAGCGTTCCGGCGTGCCGTTGATGTCTGCGATATCCGGCAGTGCCACCTGAAAATCGAACGGATCGTAGATCGACGTATCGCCGGTCGCCTGGGCTACCTGATGGGCTATATCCAAAGTTCTAGTGAAACCGGACACTTCGCCGGCCCGTTGGGCCTTTGCCAGCGGGCTTGTATAAACAACCTTGTATTCGCCCTTGGCCTCGGCAAGCCTAGGAGGCATGGGCGGCAGGAGCCGTTGCTCGGCCAGTAGGTCCAGTTCTCTGTCTATCATCGGCCCGAGATACTCGGACTGCTGCCGCCCAAGGGTAGGCGCGATCAAGATGCCCTTTTGATTAACGATCTCAGTGACCTGCGTAGCGGTCAGGATTTTCTCGTCGAGGATGAGTTTGAACAGACTGACCAGGAAGGCGTCCTGGATCAGTTCCTTTTCCATGTCCATCATCTTCTCGGAAATCTGGATGTTCCCCGCGGGGAGCACGTCGATGAGTTTCTTGCCGTCCTCCGTCATGGCGCCCTTGTTGAGCGCGCCCGGCCGCATGGAAAACCCTACGATTCCGTCATCCCCGGTGATGAACACGGGTGCCACCGCGCGATGGCCTTGCGTCAGGAAGTCGGCCTTTTGCGCGTTGAGCGTCTTGAGCGCCGGCAGCACCATCTGCGCCGGCCCGCGCCCGTACACCTCGTTCGGTCCCTGGTCGTATCGGCTTGGGCATATCGGTAGCGAGCGATAACCGCCTTCAGGGGCCATCAGGCAGCGGCCTTCGATAGAGACATAATACGAACAAAACGGCAGGCCGCGCTTGTCGAGGCGTTCGCTATCGAAGTCGTGGCGCGGCTTGACGAAGTGCAGGAAGTTGTACGGCCACTGGCTGTTCTGTTTCAGCGGCGCGTGCAGGCTCGCGGGTAGAGCTTCGATGCCCCATTTCTGCACCGCCTGGTATGCCGTGAGCCGGAACCAGCGCACGAACCGATCGACAAGGCCCTGATGGTTTTCCCCCAGGAACAGTTCACCGAGCGGGATCGACTTGTAGCGCAGGCCGGGCCGTTGGCCGTGGCTCGAGCCGTCGAACTTATCGACGTACATCGCCGCGTTGCCAAACGCGCCGAGCGACTGAAAGTTGTTCTGGTTCTGCCCGGTGAAATTGCTCGACGGCTGGTTGCGCTGGTTGAACAGTATGCGATTGACCTCATCGAACCACAGCCGCGTCTGCCGGTCCTTCATGACGTAATCGTTGTTGGCGGCGAGCGTATGCCATTCCATGTTGCGCGGCGTGAGCATCGAATCGCAGATGGCGGCGAACCTGTGCAGCGCCATCATGCCGGTGGCGTCGATCTGCTGTTGGGATTTCTTGGTGCCCGGCCAATTGTAGTTCATGTAGAAAAAAGTGTTGCGCGAGTTGGGGTGAATGAGTTGGGCCACCTCCTCCCACTGGATCGCAAAAGTATTTCGCCAGATCGTCATCTGCGAAAACTCTTGCAGCAGTTGGGTAACTAGCTCCTGCTCGTCCCACGGTATATCGCGCGGCATTCCATCGAGCACCTGCGCGTTCGCTGAATTAAGCGTGACGTTGAAATTGAAATTCGGCTTTGATTTTGCGGCCATGTTTAATTCAATGCGAACCTTCTGGCATCAGGGTCATGCACGGAGAAATTCGGATCGAGCCGCCGGTCGGCCACGATCCATTTCTGCGCGTAGCGGAACAGTTCGATGCGGTCGTCGTCGTTGAGTTTGATATCGTCTGCGAGGCGACGGAACGCGCCCTGCATCTGCTCCTCGTCTTTGAAGATTGTGGCATTCAGAATGCGGATGCCGTCCTTGCGAATGATGTCGGCCACGATGGCGCCGCTCTGCGCGATCTTGCCGGCGCTGCACAGGCCGGGCGGGCGCAATCCGGCGAAGTCGTCAAACAGCGCGTGCAGTAATTCCTCCATGGCTTCGTCGTCGGAATGCGCCACCACCGACATGACCACCGCGCCGAGCGGGCGATAGCGCGTAGCCGCGATCAGCCGGCCCTGCCATGACGTGCGCAGGACTTCCGGCAGCATTCCGGTGGACAATCTAGCCACTGTAGCCGCCGAGCAGGTTTATGGCGCCCAGGCCCATAGCGGTAGCTTGTTTGCTGCTGCCCTGTGGATTGGCGGATTGCAGGAGCTTTTTCTTGCGCTCCTCCTCCTGGTCGGCCATTTGCTGATTGAGAGCATCGCCCAGCCCGCCTAGCCCCAGGTTGATATTGGCGAGCGATGACGGGTTGGGTGTGGCCATGCCGGCGCCTCCATGAGAGCAGACCGTCGCAAGTTGCTCCGGGGCACCGCCTACCGCAAGGCACTGTTAGTCGAACGGCTGGAACGGGTCGAAGTCGATGCCTTCGGCTATTTGCGGGCCGGAACCGGTCTGCCGGCGCACGTCCATGGAGCCCAATGGCACGTTCTTGGCGTAGCGTTTCATCATCAGGCCGATACGTACGGCCGACAAGATATCGTCTCTTTCTTTCACGATCTGGCCGTCGCGGCGGTGATAAAGCCGGAACTCGTCAAAGAAATCAGACAGATGGTTGGCGACCTTGAACCTGCCGGTGGTCATGCGTTCCTGCATTTCCATGATGCCGGCCTCGGTGGAAAACCCGCCGTCCGGCCAGGTTCCCCACTCTTTGAGCATGTGCAGGCCCTGGTCCTTGTAGAGTTTCTGCACGGTCTGCCCGGTGTTTCTGTCACCGCGCACATTGCCGTCGTGCGGCCATGCCACCGGCACGGAAGCCCCGATATTGCGCATTGGCACCGCGTGTTGCAGCGGCCCGCAGTCCTTCATGCGAATGACATGGTGCACATGGATGACATCATTGTCTCGGTCCCACAGCAGCAGCGCCGCCGCGAAGGCGTGCATGATGCCGAAGTCCACGCCCCATATTTTTCCCCAATGGCCCGGCACGTTGTCGATGATGGCCTCCGAAATCGATTCCTCCGTGACCTGGAATATCCGGCCCGACCCCAGCATTGGCACGCCTTTGGCGCGCGCCTCGCGCTCGTGCGCGGGGTAGCCGGCTATGATGGACGCTCTCTGCTCCGGCGGTATGTGTTTGGCGTCCTCGATCTGCATGGACACCATGCCGCGATCCTCGCTCGGCTCGTCGGTAAAGCGCGTCACCACATCGCTTGGACCTTTAAGCGGCGTGAACGTCATGTAGGCCATGCCGCCGGTAGCGGCGACGCGGGTCAGTCCTTCCGAGTAGATCGCGAGGTCCGGTTCCTCATCGAACCAGATGAAGTCGAGCGTTTCACCCTGGAACTTGGCGCGGCCCTGTTCATACGATTTGAAGCGCGCGACGCTGATACCGCCGCTGATATGCTTGACCTGGATAGTGTCGTAAGCGTCCGTGACGCCTCTGGCGAGAGACGGCTTATCAGCGAAAGCGTCCTTAGGAATGAGGCCCGCTCCGAAATCCGAATCCACCCCAGGCTCGCCGCACAGCTTCGCTTGCTGGACATCGCGCACCACTCCCGATGTTTCGCCGGCGAGCCACGCGCGCACCGGCCGGTCAAACTTGCGCCCCTTCCACCATTTGGGATAATTGCCGGTGAGGTGGGCTGCCGCCTCGAAGGCCCCGGCTTGCGACTTGCCGACGCGGTTTCCAGCCATCAGCAGCCGCTCGCGCACGCCCAGGCCCATATTGAAAAACTGCCGCTGCTTCACATACGGCTCGAAGTACGCGAATTTATTGAACCTCTGTCTTTCCGCCAGCCAGATCAGGACTTTCCGGCGCTCCTGCGGCGTCAGCGGCTTCTCCGGTATCTGCGGATTCACCATTGACTTCTTGAAATTCTCCATCGATGACATCGCTACATATCCAGCCATGCTGCTTCATACCGTTTTACTTCATGTAACACTTCCGGCGACATACCAATGCTATTCCACAATCGTTGCCGTATCTCCTCGCTTGTCGATACGCCGTTCTTGCCAGCCTCGTTCTTCAATATCGCAAGCAAATCAGCATCAATCCGTATTGCTGTTTGTTTTGTCGGGTATTCCGCTTTCGGTCGTCCCACCTTCATCATCTGCAACCTCCTTAAATTCTCCATCGATGACATCGTTAAACCCCAATAGTTTCTGCATCGGCACGCCGGTATCGTGGGCAAAGCGCGCAGCAAGAGCCTTCAACTGAAGATCGTCCACCTTATGCTCCACCGTCACCTTATGCTCGGTCTGCGCGGCAAAGCCGGTGCGGTCGAGAACCATCTGCACTGCAACAAGATGCTTGGGATTGTCAGGATCCGCCACAACCCGGTCTAGAGCCTCAATCGCCCTAACAGCGATGCCGTTCAACTTTTTCCACGAAACTTCGTGCAGCGCCGCCAGAACATCGGCATTCTGCATCAAATGGTGCGCACGCACCTTGGCAGCTTCCTTGTGATCGGAATAACCGGCAAGCCTAGCCGCCGCAGTCGGCGTGTGCGCCTGTAGCAATGCCAGCACAAACCTGCGCTGCGCATCGCCAGAAAGCGCCTGCATACGCGGACCCATCTCATCCAGCGGCGGCAATACTATGGATGAGGACCGACTTTTGGTGTCAAGCATGTTCCACCACAATCAGGATAACTTTGTTATCCCCGCAAGGCACTCCTGTCACCAAAATCCGGTATATAGCTACCCCCGGTCTATTTAGGACTACATTCACACGCACACACAGAACAGCGCGTGGCAGAGCCATCAGGTGAATTTTCCAGCGCCAGCGCATCTCGGGGGTACCGCCGGCGGCTACCCCGGTCTATTTGCTCATGACCTACCAGGCCAGTGCAACATGGATGCAACATGGCAATAATACATCAATACATGCAATGGCTTACACTAGGCCAGCGGATTGTGTATCCGGTGACTATGCGACATGCAGCGTAAACGATGCAGGAATATGCAAGCGTATGCAGGACGCTGTTACGTTTGCAGTGCAGCAATATTGCT